CGCCGCGCCACCGAGACGCTTGATTGCCACAGGCGGCAGGTCATTGATTGTAATCGTGGCGGTGCCGGTATTTGTGGCGGAGGTTAGGATATGCAGGACCAGACCCGGCGTATACGCCTCAAGAGCTGGAGTGAGGGAGGCCGTGAGAGCGTTGGCCGTGCCAGCGGCAGCGGCATAGTTCAACTTCCCTGACTGGACCGCCTTCGAGACCTGCTGAAGATCGGATGAAGAATCGGACTGGCCTGAAGCCGTGATGAGATTACCGAGTTCGGCTTGAAGATTGTAGAACAAGCCGTGCCACATCGGCCTATCGAACGGCCCGCAAGGAATGCCGTATTCCTGCTCATCGGACGTGGTAGCGCGCCGTGTGCCATCATAGGCAAACGGAGGGGTAAATTTAGCCATTTTGACCTCTTTAGGTGATTAGGCACAGTCGTAGGTATGTGGATCGGTTGGACACGCAATACGGGAGCCATCGCAAGCCCCGCCCCAGCCGGAGCCGAACCCGGCAATCAGCCCTTCCCCGATATCGACGCGGGCGCGGATGCCGGGAGCGATTGGCAGAACACGGAAGAACAGCGGCAGGACACGCAGTTCAAACGCTGTGAAATATCGACCGGTCGAGACGACAACCTCCCCGCCGCCGCTGTCGAGGATCGATGCGTTTGCGCCCCATAATTCGATGGCAGCGGACTGAAGAGATTCGATGTCATATAGGCCAAGGAACTGATATCGGCGGGCTTTCAGCATTCGCCGATAAATTTCATCGTCGTCAATGCAGATTTGCCCGGCGCCGACGTCGTTGCAGTCGATCCAAGTCCCCTCTTCACATGGCCCGACGATCTGGATCGTCGTGGCGCTTCCGGCGCAGGCGAACCCGTAGACCGGCGCGGCGTCACACACGCAATGACAGCGCGGCCAGCCCAAGACTTTTCCGAGAAACGTAAGTTGCCCACCAGCAGCCGTATCGAGATCGAAGAAGCTCGGTATTGCGCACGTCGCTAATATCCACTGTTCGCTTTCGCCAAGCGCAACTCGCGACCAAGCGAGGAAGTTCCACGCCTCTCGATATTGCGTAACGACCTTCGCAATTTCCTCCTCGACCAGTTGACCGGGTTGCGGGCAATAGGAATCGGTCATGCCTCACCTCAATCAACGGATAGGACAATTAGCCGGTCGGCGCTGAAACTCGCAATCTGGTCGAACGAGATCGGGAACGGCAGCGGAGCAAGGCTGTTTTTGTCGAGCCCTGCCCGTGCCGACACGAATTCGACGTTGGTGTATCGGCCTTCGATGATCGAGCGGATAAGAAAGTCCGTCACGTCATCGTCATTATCGGGTTTCCGGCTCCACTGAATATCGGTCAGGAAGCCCGCGGCGATGGCGCCGAGGCCGGGCGGCGGGCATCCGTTGCGGTCGTAATAGGCGCGCACCGTGATTTCGAGCCAAAGATTGACCGGCACGGGCCGGGTAAATTTGACGGTCCTACATACCCCGCCGACCGTCGTTTCGGCCCGAACATTGCCATAGGTCGAGATGCCCGGCACCACGTATTGACGTAGCGTCGCCGCGACCTCTGCGTCGTCGCCATCAATGACGGCCAGCGCGACGCAATTGCCGGGAATGCCGTGCTCGTCCGGCGTCTTCTCGTCGTTGACGTAAACCTTGGCATAGCTGACACCGGGAAGCCCGAGAATTGCCCGCTGAATATCCGCCGTATCGATCCGCGCCCGGTCGATATTGGTGATAGCGCGGCGATAATCTGTATCTCCCTCGCCAGCCGCACGCGCCATCAGGCGCAGCTTACCGAGGATGTCGAGCCGGTTTCCTTCCGCCTGGTCAACGTCGAAGCTCTGATAGGTATCGAGCGCCGTTTCCCATCCCTTGGCTGCAAGATCGGCGGCGAAGCCGATGAACTGCCCCATTGGAGATTGCGGCGTGACGATCATGCCGTCACCGAAAATCCCCTTTGCCGCCCCTTCGAGGTCAGCCTTGATCTCCGGCAGACGCTTGATCGCGAATCCGGTTGGAGTAACGCCGTAATCGGCCATGTCTAAGCCTCGATGGTGATTGGTTCGTCGAAGACTGTCTGAACGGTGCAGGAGCGGACGAAAAAGCCACGGCTCACCCGCTCGTAACTAACATCAATGGAGAGAATGCCGGTAACGCCCGGCGTCTGAAGGATTTCCCGCTTGATCACCGCCTCGGCGACCGGCGCGATGCTTGGTTGCTGGCCGAGAAGGTAGCGCAGCCATTCCACGCCCGCAGAACGGTCGAGAAACCATTCGTCTTTCCAGAATTTCAGCCGTTGCCGGATGTGTTGGCCGATGGCTTCAGCACCGTAGACCATGGCGAGATTACCGGTCTCGTCCATGTACATGTCGTTGTGCGGCTTGATGTCGATGCTGAGATAAGTCGTCATGCCCGCATATCTCCGAGTCGGTCTATTAGCTTTTGTGCCTTCTCGACATATTGCGCATCCATAGGCACGCCCTTGGTGAGATGGTCCCTGATCAGTTCCAGCGTTTCTTTCATGAGCTGCATCAGGCTTTCGCCGTTCTCCGACTTCATATCGACCTTGCCGTCAGGCGTGACGACGATCTTGTCGGAGCCGGACGGCCCGCCCTTCAACGAGACATTGCCATCTGGTGATGCGCGCATCCCGCGCTTGCCGTCGGTTGAGCCCATATGGAACTGATCGGCAGGAACATCGTTGAACGCGGTGTCGCTGTCCGGCGCACCGCCCGGAAAGGCGAGGCCGTCGGAAAGATCGTTCATCCGGCCCGGAGCATTGCTGATGTCGGCGCCGTCTTTCTGGAAGGCGTCGCGGGAACGGGACGAGAAGAAAAGCGTCATGGGATCGCCGTTCTTGATCGGGACGCGAACGCCGAACCCGCCGCCCTGCATCTGCATCACCGGCACCTTTTGCAGCGTCGGTGCGGTCAGTTCCTTGTCGCCGAAGGTCTGCTTCAGCGCGGGCGTGACTGAGACCGTCTTTCCGTCATAGGAAACGGCCTTGCCTGGCAGGCTGGTGTGCATGTCGCGACGCTCGGACTCAACCACCGCCGCCAGCGCTTCACCGCCGTTATTGCGGGTCGATGTTCCCTGATATCCGGCCATTATTTCACAACCTTCTTGCCCTGAATGCGGTTGCCGTCGAACTCGACATAATAGTCGTTGTCCATGTTGCTGCCGGTGTACTGGCAATCGGCGACGCGGAAGAGCCCGCCGCCGTTATCGGTCTTGCCGTATTGCCGTCCCTCATTGAGGAAATCCGATTGGATATCGACGCGTCGCCCCGGCGCAATCGACGGATTGATCAGCGCCTTGGCCTTAATCCCCTTGTCGGTGATATCCGGCGTGCCGATCAGCCCGCTATCCTTCGACAGCATGATCGTCTCGTCGAGGTGTTCGTCGTGCTTCATCGCCTCGAACGATCCGTTGTTGATCGTCCAATAGAACCCGTGTTCGCGCCCGAGCGTGTCGAGCGCCCGCGCGCCCCATCCGTAGATGGAAACCGGGCGGGTATAGGCCGGAAGATCATCAAGGCCCTTCATCTGGCCTTTCTTCAGGTCTGGCATCTCACCGACGATGTGATCGACGATCTCCTTCGGCTTCGTCCCTGCCGGGAATGTCTTCGATACCGCACCCTTGCCGATGGCCTTGTCGCCGTCGCCGATGGTGATCGTCGATTTGATATCGGCGCCATCGCGCTTCGACACCACGTCGCGGATGTCGCCGGAGGCCAGCGTACCGAAATTGTCGCTGTCCTTATAGCCGACTTCCAATGTGACATGATCATACTCGTCGCCGAGTTGGTTCCGGTGCGATTTGGTCAGGTTGTAGACTGTGATCGTCCCCTCATTCTGCTTCGACCCAATGGATTTTTTGATCTCGAAGTCGATGCGAAGGTCGGTAATCGTCAGCGTCCCGGCGCTGCCCTTGATGGTGAGCCGAAAGCGGCGAAGCCATTGCCTAGACATCGTCTGTCACCTGAATGAAGCGGATCAGCCCGGACGGGAGTTCGGTGCGCCCCGGAATGGTGCCGACCGGCCCGACATTGACGGCGTAGAGCCGACCAATCCCGAAATTGAACGGTTCGATCAGATCAGCACCAAGAACAATGCGACGGCCCTGCACGACCGTCTCGTTCTCGATGGCGAGATCGAACGACCAGCGGTTGTTGGTTGTGTTGTAATTAACCGTGAATGCACAGAGCCGGTTCGACAGTACCGTCGTAAACTGCTGCGACGCGATGGAGATGATGGGAAGTTCGACAATTGTCATGACGCCACCTTGCCGCCCGAGAATACTCCGTCAAACATGCCGGATGACGAGCTATCCCGCGCCTGCACCTGTCCCCGGTTCTGCGTCTTGCTGGCCCTGTCGTAATCTCCCGCGTCACCGTCGCTCGTCTCAGTGTTGACGATAATGACTTCTTGACAGGTCGCCTCGAATGACAAGACACGACTGTTTTCCGTGTCCCGTGTCGCGGTCAGGGATTGGATAAGCATGTTCTGATAAAGGTCGAGCCCTGTGATCAGATCGAACGGCTCCAACGTTGTTTGCAACGCCCGCAACTCCTGATACCCGGACAGCGCCTCAGCCTTTATACCTGAAATGACGATCTTGCGCGGCTTTAGCCAGGCATGATCGGAGACATTCGCGCCCGCCTCGACCGGGTGTTCCGTGATCTCGATCTCGTCGGTCGCAGCCTCGGAAAGGATCACGTCAACGCACACATAGCCGATGGTGCGCGAGCAGAGAGTGCAGTGAGCCATAACGTTTCCATTGAAAAACCCCGCCGAAGCGGGGCTTTGGGATTAGCGGTCCAGATACCGTTTCAGCGTCTCAATCTGTCCCGGTAGTTGTTCCAGCTTCTCGAATGCTTCAAGCTTGAACTCGTTACGGCGGTTCGGGTTTGCGAAGTCGAAATAGATACCATCTCCGAATAAAACCACACGGACGCCAGCAGCAGTAAAAGCTGCAGGGACATCAGCAGGGGTAACATAGACAGGCTCCATGGCAACGATAGGGACAGAGGATGTGGGGAGAGCGTAGAGGGCGGTCATTGGATCGTGCCCCTCTCAGAAAACTGCTTCGCAAAAAATGTTAGGCCCTTAGGAGTAATCATAACCTGGTTTGATTTGACTACTCGACCGTCAGGGAACCGAAGCATGACCGGCTTATTGATCATCAGCCCCGCCTTTACGTGTTTTTTATG